TTAAAGCATGGAAGGAACTCACTGAGACACCACTTAAGGCTTGGGACATACAGGCTATCAAGAGGTTGGATCAAGTGTTTATTAGGGTAGCAAATGGCTGATATTAAGTACGACATTGATATTTCTGATGTAGTTCGTGCTAGGAAAGAGATTCGGCGTTGGAGCAAAACTAACACTGACTCTATTGATGTTGTAAATTCCCGTATGAAAGCTATGGGTAATACCTCTGAGATTGCTTTCAATCAATATGGGAGAGCAGCTTCAAGGGCGCAACAGAAGTCTAAAAGGTTTGCATCTGTAGGTCTCCAGCAGGTCGGCTATCAGGTACAAGACTTTGCGGTTCAGGTCCAAAGCGGTACTAATGCATTTGTTGCTTTTGGTCAGCAGGGTTCACAACTTGCGGGTATCCTTGGCCCCGGCGGCGCAGTTCTTGGTGCATTTATTGCTATCGGCACTGCCTTAGCGAATGTTATTTACCAAACTAGGAAGACTGGGGAGGAACTTCAATCTCTTGGGGAAATTGCCAAAAACCTGACTGAGGAGATCAAATCGGCTACGGACGAACTCGAGATGTTTTCTCGTCAAATTGAGACCGTAGCAGAGCTTGAGGCAATACGAAAACTAGAGCAATTAAACAGTCAGATTTCTGAGGTGCAGTCTAAACTGCAAGCAATGCGAGGTCAAGGCGCTGCTGGCTTACTTGGGATGGGGGAACTTAACTCAGAATTAAGCCTCCTAATTAAGCAGAGGGACAGTATCCAAGATCAACTTGATAGGTTGGCAGAAAAAAGAGCACGTCTTGAGAATGTAAAAGCGATTACTAGTGAAATATTTACAGTAAGTAACAAGATTGACTTCTCTGTGGCTATCCAAGGAGCAACACTCCTTGAGGCACGTCTTAAAGGTGCTGCACAAGCGGCATGGGCTGCTCTACAAAATACTGTGGAATCTGTTGAAAGGGGTCGGAGAGTTGGTCGTGGGCGAGGGACAATGGCTGGCCCAACTGCCGAGGAAATACAAAGAAATGATCCAAGGGCGCAACTAGCCTATGCCCCAGTGTTTGAACCCCCTAAAGCAAGAGGCTCTGGTGGTGGCGGTGGCTCAACAGTCGATCCTATGGAAGAGTACAACCGCGCCAGAGATGCCCTCGCAGGTCTTGTTGCTCAATATGATGAAGGTGTTGCTGTAGCTGAGAGACTCCGTGATGCTCAGATTACCGTAAACGAGGCTGTTAAGGCTGGCGTTATTACTACGGAGCAGGGCCAGACAGCTATGCAAGGGTATATCCAGTCTCTTGAACAAGTTGATAGCCCACTGAAGCAAATCGGTCAGACACTCAAGGATTCTCTTGGTGATGCCTTTATGTCGATTGTTGATGGCAGTAAGTCTGCTGGTGATGCTTTCCGTGACATGGCTCGTCTGGTCCTTAAGCAAGCGTTCGAGCTTATGGTGATTAAGCCTATCCTTGATGGCCTCTTCGGTGGTTCAGGTGGTGGCGGTGCAGGCATCCTTGGTAAAATCTTTGGTTTTGCTAATGGTGGCGCCTTCATGAACGGCAAAGTGACACCATTCGCTGATGGTGGGGTTGTGGGTTCTCCCACAGTATTCCCTATGGCTAACGGTATGGGTCTTATGGGTGAGGCTGGTCCTGAGGCTATTATGCCCCTTAAGCGTGGTAAGAACGGTAAGCTGGGTGTAGAAGCTAGTGGTGGTCAACAGCCCGTGGTAATCAACCAGTCCTTTAACTTCAGTGCTAACGGTGATGAGAGCGTCAAAAGGATCATTGCACAAGAAGCCCCCCGTATCGCTAACCTCACCCAGAAACAAATCATGGATCAAAGACGCCGTGGTGGTGCAATGAAATCAACTTTTGGATGATCTGAATGGCTATTTCCTATCCACTGTCTACACCAACCACAATAGGTATTGAGAGCATTGAGATACGTGCAGTGAACGCTGTAGCTACCTCTCAGTCTCCCTTTACCTACAAGCAACAGATTGTTTCACACCAAGGCCAGCGTTGGGAGGCTTCTGTCAATATCCCTAGTGTGCGTAGAGACCTTGCTGCTGAGTGGAAAGCCTTCCTGACTGCACTCAAGGGACCAACAGGCACTTTCCTACTAGGCGACCCTGACTATGCTACTCCTCGCGGGACAGTCTCTAGTGCTACCCTTACTGGCAGTGCAGGGGATGAGACAGTTACTGTGACTATGACAGGTTCTCTCCTTGCGGGTGACTACATTCAGTTAGGGTCAGGGGCTAGCGCTAGACTCCATCAGGTTCTTGTAGACCAAACGGGAGATGGTAGCCTAGAGATATGGCCTGCTCTTAGGTCAGACTACACATCCACAAACGTGACATTCAATAATCCTAAAGGCGTCTTCCGTTTATCTACGAACATGTCGTCTTGGTCCATCAACAACGCTAGTGCATACGGCATTAGTTTTGAAGCTGTAGAGGTAATCACTTAATGACTGACAAGAGAATATCAGAACTTACACAAATCACTGGTGCTGCATTCTATGGGCTTATTGCTCTCAATAACTTTAGGATTGCTAAGAAACTAGAGGATAAGTAATGGCTACCCGTGACCTCACTACAGCTATCTCTGACTCTCTTGATGATGACGTTATCTATCCGTTCTTTGCTATTGAGTTGAACTTTGATGGGGGTAACGTCCTGCGTCTATGGACTGGTGTGGGTACTCTAGTCTACGAAGGGGTTTCCTACACAGGTACAGGGACTCTGCTAGACGTGAGTGCTATTGAGGAGACTACAGAGATAGCTGTGAGAGGCGCTACGCTTACCCTGACTGCTGTACCCTCAGAGGTTATCTCACTGGCCCTCCAAGAGCCTTATCAGGGGCGTGTGTGTAATATCTACTTTGGTTTGTTCGCTAAGGGGAACCTCTTGCAAGAGGGGGGCGCTTATATTCTTCTTGAGGATGGTAGTAGGATCGCCCTTGAGACCCAAGAAACTGGTCTTGTAGAAATCTTCTCCGGCTACATGGATGAAATGAATATTGATGAAGGTGCTGAGTTCTCTACGATTGAACTCAAGGTAGAAAACAAACTGATTGACCTTGAGAGGGCTAGGGTTGCTAGATATACAAGTCAGTATCAAAAGTCACTCTACCCCAATGACCGTGGCTTTGACTTTGTGGAAAGCATCCAACTTCAAGAGACATTGTGGGGGACTTCTGGTAATAGCGCAGTTGATGCACCTTTCTATGGCAAGTAAGATCACATATCAACAAGAGTTCTTGGCTTCTGTTAAGAGTGAAGTATGGCCCCTCCTGCAACAAGATTGGGACGAGATAGAACATAACAAAGAGATGCTCCCCCTTGACCCTAATTGGGGGCTGTATGAGTTGCTAGAGGAACAAGGTAATTTCTACGTATTTACTGCTAGAGATGGTGGGAACCTTGTGGGCTACTTCACTGTCATAGTGTTCCCTTCTATGCACTCTCGCAATGCTATGCTTGCCGCTAACGATGTTATCTACTTAGACAAAAACTATCGTAGAGGTTCTGTAGGTACACGTCTATTCAAGTTCGCTGAGAAGTGTTTGAAGGAAGATGGTCATAGGGTTCTCTACATAACAACTACAGAGAAACACCCTATTGACCCACTGCTTGAGCGTCTAGGTTACACAAAGATAGAAACTAAATTTGAGAAGGTGCTTTAATGGCTGTCTTCACCGCTGCTGCTGCGATTGGTACAAAAGTCCTGACTACTATCGGGGCAACTGCACTTGCGGGTTCTTTTGCGGTAAGTGCAGCCGTTGGGTTCCTTACTCAAGCTGCTGTGGGCCTTGCTCTTAATGCACTTACCCCTAAGCCTAGTGGACAGAGCAGGCAGGGTATTGGCGGCTACCGTCTCAACGGTAAGAGGTCAAACCTAGATCACCAGATTATCTATGGGGAGACCCGTGTTGGTGGGGCTATTGTATTTGAATCAAACTCTAATGATATTGTCAACTCTAACTTGTTCAGGGTCTACGCTCATGCTGGGCACCCTGTCAATGGTTATGAGGAAGTCTTTATTGGCAACAACCCGGTTCTTGAGTGGAAGAACCCCCTTACTGGTGAAGTAGTCAACAAGCCTTCTGATGTTCCCAACGGCACCCCACTTTCCCCCTCTTTTGTGGCCTTTGTTGATCCCCCTGATAAGTACTATGCAAGCTCTTCTAATTTCTCAGGCCACGTTACCTTTAGGTTCTACGATGGGACACAAGCTGCTGCCGACTCGGCACTCGTTGAGCAAGGTATTGGCTGGACAAGTTCCCACGTCTTAAGAAACACAGCGTATGTGTCTGCCACTTTGTTTCATGGTATTGGTAGCTCATGGCCTAATGGCGTCCCTGAAATCCTTTTTAAGATACGTGGTAAGGAAGTCTACGACCCGAGGACCGATAGTGTTGGTTGGAGTAATAACCCTGCACTGTGCATAAGGGATTACATCAAGTCTAGCTATGGCTTGAATGAGGCTAATGAGAACATTGATGATACTCTTGTGGCCACGGCAGCAAATGTCTGCGACCAAACAGATACCCTAGACGGGTCTAAACGATACACCTGCAATGGTGCGTTCACTACGGGGGTTACTCCTATTGACCTCTTAAGTGAGATGCTTACCTCTATGGGAGGACTCTTGTGGTACTCTCAAGGCAAGTGGAGGATGAAGCCTGCCTACTATACAGCACCTACTGTAGAGTTCACAGAGGATGACCTTCGTAGTAGTATTGCAGTAAAGACTAGAAACTCTCGAAGGGACAACTTCAATACTGTCAAAGGGACTTTTAAAGGTAGAGAAACCAATTACGAGTTCACGGACTACCCAGAAGTCCAGAATCAGGTTTTTCTTGATGAGGACAACGGGCAGGAATCTTCTATTGACCTCAATCTCCCCTTTACTGACACAGCCGTAGAGGCAAGAAGAATCGCTCGTATTTTCCTTGAGCGCAACCGCCAACAGCTTACGGTAAGCGCCTCTTTTGGTATGAGGGCTTTTCAAGTTCAGGTTGGGGATGTCATCCAACTCACTGTGGACCGCTTTGGGTGGGCACAGAAAGAGTTTGAAGTGGTGCAGTGGACCTTTGGGCTTACGGACGCCCAAGGCCTTCAAGTGCAGATGACCCTACGTGAGATCAGTGCAAGTGTCTTTGATGAGGTAGATGACGGGATTGAGTACCAAAGGGACAATACAACCTTGTCCTCCCCCTTCTTTGTACCCCCCGTTGGTGTCTTCCTTCGGAATAGCGTTGAAGTTGTCTATGAACACGCAAGGAACGTAATTACCGCCACTGTTACTGGTGATACCACTCGGATCAACTACATTGAGGTCCAATACAAGCCCTCATCTGCAAGTCAATGGATTCCCGTGTCAACAGGTCAACTAGGCGAATTTAGAATTGTAGACCTTGAGGATGGTAACTACGACATTCGCGCAAGGGCGGTAAACACACTTAACATCAAAGGTGATTGGGTAACTAGATCAGGCTTCCAAGCTAAGGGTCTGGCCGATCCTCCGGCTGATGTAGAGAATCTCTTTGCAGAAATCAACGGACCTATCTTACACTTGGAGTGGGATGCAGTACCGGATTTAGACCTTTCCTATTACAGATTGAGATATTCCTCGGCTACAACAGGTGCTAGTTGGTCTAGCGGTGTTGATTACGTCAAGAAGGTAGCTAAACCTGCAACTGAGGTTAGTGTTCCCGCTAAAGCTGGCACCTATATGGTTAAGGCTGTCGATCAAGGCGGGAGAGAATCAACTAATATAGCCTCTGTCGTCATTGATGCAGGTAATCTTGAAGGTTTTGCAACTACACTAATCCAGACAGAAGACCCTACCTTTTCCGGGGCAAAAACCGATACCATTGTTGAAGATGGTGACTTGAGGATAAATAACACGATCCTTTTTGATAATTTGTCTGGTAATCTGGACAGTTTGTCGGGGGATTGGGATTTCCTTGGGACAGGTGGCCTTAACAACACGTTAGGCACTTATGAGTTCTCTGATTACATCGACATAGGTTCAGTTCAAAGAGCTAGGGTTAAAGTTGATGCCACTCTTACTAGATTTGATAGTCAGGACAACTTGTTTGATCTTATCTCAGGGAACCTTGACCAAACTACGGGCTTGTTTGATGATCTTACAGATAATCCGGACTTCGGAGACATCAACGTAGATTATCTCGTTTCGACAACTCAAGATGATCCAGCAGGAACCCCAACTTGGTCTGACTATACAAGGATACGTTCCGCTGATATACAGGCAAGGGCTTTCCGGTTTAAGGCAGAGCTAAGGTCTCAAGAAGCTGGAATTACCCCCTCTATATCTGCTCTTGAGGCAGTGGTCCAGTATAACTAACATACACAAAAGGTGAAAACAAATGGCAACCCATGATTATGTGATTGCAAATGATACAGCAGCCAATGTCAGGGCTGACCTAAATAACGCTCTTGCTGCTATTGTATCCAACAACCAAAGTGACACTGAACCTGCAACTACTTATGCGAACCAGTGGTGGTATGACAGTGCAAACAACATTCTGAAGATTAGGAATGAGGCCGACACTGCTTGGATTAACTTTGCGACGATAAACCAGACCAACAGTAGGATTGAGTTTGATACTGTAATTGCTTCTGACTTTGGGGATGGTACTGAGAGTGTCCCAACTTCCGCTGTGCTTAGTGGGACTGCTAAGGCTTGGTTCTACTACGATCAGCCTACCCCCTCTTTGGTAAACGACTACAACGTAAGCTCAGTGACCGACAACTCAACGGGGAACTACACGGTATCCTTTACGAACAACTTGGCTAGTACTGACTACACAAGTCCCGGCACTGTTTTGAACACTACCTTGGTGGTGCACAATTCAAGCAGCCTTACCACTTCGGGGTTTACTTGTACAGTTCGCAACGCGTCGTCCACACTTCTTGATCTGGTATCAACTTGCTCTGTCCACGGGAACCTCGCATGACCGTAGATTACAGTCGATACAAACTATGGGAACGTGAGTTGATCTTCGGGGAGCGGCACAAAGACCTGCCCCAAGGTAACTACGCGATCCTGTGGGAAGACCCCGCCGATCCTGATGAACCCGCCAAGATCACGAGACCTTCCCCTACATGGTTAGCAATGGCTATGCATGGGGGTATCCTCCCGCCTGTTGAGATTTACCACGCCATTGCTAAAGACGGTGACAAGGTAAGTCCAATCAACAAGTTTCTCCTCCATAAGCTACCTCCTGTTGGTCCTATGACTGAAGAAGAGGCTATGGAGTACCTAGTCAAAAAAGACATACCGCCCCGCGTTTGGAGAGACTATAAAGGCAACCGTCAGATACTCAAGATTATCCCTGTGAGTATGGTCCCACAAGACAGGTCAAACCGAAACGCTTGGCGTATAGAACAAGAGGCTGCATAAGATGACACAGACGTTTATTAAAGTAGGCAATCAAAAGGTAGACGCCTCTGAGGTAACTGTCCCACAGGATCGTACCTTTCGAGATGCTTGGGTTCTCACCAACGGTGCTATAGAGATTAACCCCACCGAAAAGAAGAAGATTCTGAGGGGCAAGGTCAATGAAGAACGCGCCCGTAGACTTGAGGCTGGTACAGTAATTTCGGTAACGGGCTATGGGGATATTCCTGTTCAGGGCCGCGACCAAGACCAAATCACTATTCTTGCACTTGAGTCCACTGCTAAAGACCTTAAAGCGGCAGGGGTGACTTCAGCAGTCCTCCCTTTCCGTGATAGGGACAATAGTGATCACCTGCTGACACCCGACCAGACCCTTGAATTGATGTCTAAGGCTAAACAGTATGCTCAGGCTATCTATCAAGCGTCTTGGACACTGAAGGATATGCAAGAGATACCTGAAGATTACACAGATGATAAGTGGTGGCCGTAATGGGATACAAACTAGGGCAACGCAGTATGCAGAACCTTTCAGGCGTACACCCTGATTTGGTTGCTGTCGTGAAACGTGCTATCGAGATTACTGAGCAGGACTTTAGCGTAATTGAGGGAGTTCGCAATATGGACCGTCAACGTAAGTTGGTAGCTCAGGGTAAATCCCAAACGATGAACTCTAGGCACCTTACAGGCCATGCTGTGGACCTTGCGCCTTATCCTTTGTCGTGGGACTGGGAATACTTCTGGCCTATCGTAGAGGCTATGCAGACAGCAGCAGATGAGCTTGGTGTTGACCTTACGTCTGGTGCTTATTGGGAAAACTTCCCTGATGGCCCGCATCACGAACTTAGCTGGAGGAGCTACCCAAAATGAGCAACAACCAATGGCACTTAAGCAAGAGTGTCCCCATTACATTCATCCTAGCGATTGTTGCACAGACTGTTGCTCTTATCTGGTTTGTAGCCACTCTTCGTAGTGATGTCGATATGAATCAAACACAGATTCTAAGGCATGAAGTTCGTATTGAAACAGTAGAGAACATAGTCCAGAGTCAGGCTGTCATGCTTGCGCGTATTGATGAGAACCTTAAGGCGATACGAGATGCAATCGAACGATCCCAAAGCACCGCCCGCTAAAAAAACCTACAAGAGAGAGGTTGCTTTTCTTCTGTTTGTGTGGTTAGTATACCTTGTAGAAACAAAGGAGCCTGAACTTGTCCAAATACTTGCATTCCCGATCTTCACGTTTGGTGCTCTTGCCTTTGGTCTTCAGTGGTACTCTCCTAATGGCGGGTTGCTCAGGAAGTCCTCTCAGTTTGCTGACGGGCGGTGGTCCCAACGTAGCGGCCAACGTACAAGCTGGGAAGACCAACAGCCAGACGATTGGGACTACCAACGTTACAGAGCAGAAGCTAGTGAGACCCCAAGCGAGAGACATCCGACAGACAGCAGACACAAATCAAGTAAGATCGGATAACGTAGAGACTGTAGTGGTGAATCAAGTTCCTGTGTGGGTAATCCTTCTGCTTATCCTTGGTTGGTTGTTGCCTAGCCCCGGAGAGATAGGACGCTCTATAGCAAGCATAATAAAAAAGCCCACCTGAAGTAAATCAGATGAGCCTTACTTGTAGCCTCGTTACGAAAGTAGCGGGGTTTTTTTTATCGTCTAATCCTTGCGTTCATCATCTCACATCGACTGTTGTCTAAGTGCCACAACACAAGGTCTTCTGGTTTCTTGACCTCCCTATCCGTATAGACCATAAACTTACAGGGGCTTGTGTAATCCATAATGTTGTCCATCACACTACGAGGATACCCATGATCTTCTAGGTAGTAGGCAGTCTTGATGTATCCTTTTCCCATGTAGGCTAGTGTATCCTCAAGAGGTAGCATGGTTGGAGCACCTACAATAAAGGGTCTGTGGAGCATCAACTTGCCGTCAATACGGATATGGCTAGAACCCATAGCGGCAAAGGCACAAGCACTGATACACTTCTTACCTTTAGGGATAACTACAGTAACGCCCTCCTCCTTGGCGATACGGTTACCTAGCTGTAGTCCCATCTCCATGTAGCCACCCGGACCCCACATTTCAATGTACTTGGCTTCATACTTGCGTAAGTAATTACTAGCTGCTAGGACTTGGATCATATCTGTCTGCCCAGTAATCCTGAGAGTGCTAGTCTCTTTGTCGTAAGATACTTCAGCCATAACAGATGTTGGTAGTAAAGCTATCACTAATGCTTTTAGCAGTCTGTTAATCATCTTCTAATCCTTTGAATTGTTTATTCCCAAAGTCTTCATACTTGTCGTTCAGGTAAAGCGTAATGTAACTGAGGACAACTGACGTTGAAGACATCAGCCTCCAGATATAACCGACTACCATAACTAGGAGCAGGGCAATCACTAGGTTAGCTACGAGTAGTATTTGTGTCAGCATTACTTAGGCTCCTGTGTTTCGATAAGTCGTTTCCATGTGTGGTTTGCATGTTTGGTCCTTTTGCCGTTGATACACAGACTCACCTTGGAAATTTGGAATCCTTGTCGCCCAGCCTCGTTCAAGGAGGGATAAATGGTTTTAGCGCCAGTATCTAAGCACGTGGCGATCACCGGTATTGACCGCGCATCTTTTTCATTAAACTTCCCTAAGCTAGGCCCAATCCGCCCATGATCCCTATATGAGATACGCAGATTATCTGAACGAGTACACCACTGAAGGTTATCTACCCTATTGTTGTCTCTATTCCCGTCCCTATGGTGTACATCACCAAGGCTTTGGGGGTTAGGGATGTACTGCTCTGCGAGTAATCGATGGATAGCTTTTGGCTTCCCTTTCCAAAGACAGTACCAATATCTGTTCTTTGTGTTGTACCAGAACTTATCAATTTCCAAATTGTGGGTCTTCTCGCAGATTATCAAGGTATTCTTGGACATTTTCTTTCCCTTCTAGCATCAACAAAACACGAAGCCCCGAATACACGATTTTTCTCGCATCATAGGATTTAGTGGTACCTCCTTTGTCCCCCCAACGACAAATAGCTTTGCCAATGTTTCCGAGGTGGAATGAGTGTTCTTTCCATTGCTGCTGTGCTTTATAGTCCGCAAAGTCATTCCAAGTCTTCCAGTCTGGTGGGAAGTCATAATAAGACGTAGGTCCACCATCTGAATTTACTCCGCGCTTAACGTAGTGCTGTGGGTGATTAACGTTGTCTTCTGGGCCTGAGTAGTCGTTATGGTGGTAAAGCTCAAGGCTGCTCAGTGGATATTGCTCGTAATAGTCTATGAAACCAGAATGATGGACCTCTGCCCAAAACTCACCCGTTTCATCAGCGTAGACCTGCACCACACGACCAACCCTCGCGTCCGGGTCTTCCCCCTTCAAAATTACTAGGTCACCTGCAGAAATCTTTTCGTTCTGATCCATACGTCTTCCTTCCTCTCTGATATACTCGTAGTATCTCACTAGATTCCCTCCTCAGTAAACACCTTGATCCATTGTTTACATATATCACTACGCACTACGTCGTCAATAGTAAACTCAATGATAGGGATGGGGAGCATGTACTTTTTTGTGCAGTGTACCAATTTTGTCAGACCGTCGGCTTCTCTCAGGTCGCTCTGCTGGATGTCTCCATTGAGAACCAGCTTAGACCCTTCACCAATACGAGTAACCAACATCTTAAGTTCTGGTAGTGTGATGTTCTGTGCCTCGTCTACAATCACAAAGGTATCCTCAAAGCTACGACCCCTCATCAGTGCTAAAGGTGCTACTTCAATGTTCTGGTTCTTCAGACCTGTCTCTACAACTCCTTTGCTCAAGTGCTTCTCTAGTACGTCTATAACAGGTAAGGCCCAAGGAGCGCACTTCTCTTCTAGTGTACCCGGAAGATAACCAATGTCTTTACCTACAGCGACATGAGGTCGAGTGATTACGATCTTATGGACATTCTTTATGTGGTACTGATTGGCAGCGAATGTAGCTACACAATAGGTCTTACCAGTACCAGCAGGTCCAAAAACAATAACTTGGTCCGAAGTCTTAAGTGCTTCCAAGTATTCTTCTTGTCTTTCGTTTCTTGGCAAGAGGTGAATTGGTTGTTTGTTGTCGTCATGCTTTGTCCTAGTCCTCCGGGTCTTTGGCTTCGGCTTCTGTTGCACGATTAAGGCTCTCCATTATGCTTTGTCGTTGTTGGTGACTGTAGGAGGACCACAGTCTGATTTGTTCTATAGTCCTCCCACAGCCTATGCATTTATCCTCTTGGACTTTGCACACTCGTATACATGGGCTATTCACAGCTACGGATACCCGTCTCAGGGTCGATATAACAAGCTCCACCCTCTACGACAGTCTCATCAGAGGCTTGCTCAGGTTCCTCAACAACATCCTCAGAAGCGCTCGCATTAAGGATACCAAACCTTTTACCAGAGGCCCGGAAAGTTGTACACCCTTTAGCGCCTCCCTCATAAGCCTGAAGATACACGTTTTTGAACTGCTCCCAAGTGACACTATCGCCAACGTTACAAGTCTTGGAGCAAGCACTATCTACCCACTCCTGGGCAGCATTAAGCATACCTACATGATCCTCAACAGAGATACTATCTGCTGTATCACACTTGATACCCCATTCACGATAAGCATAGTCCTCTACGCGTTCCACCATAGGTCCATCAAACGTCTGAATAGTCCGGTCGTAGTAATGGGAGAACACAGGTTCAATGCCACTGGACACATTGTTGGCTGTGAGGCTAATAGTCCCCGTCGGTGCAATACTTGTTAGGTGGCTGTTGCGGATACCAACCCTAGCGATAGTCTCTTGAACGTCACTGTCGAGTTTCTGGATGAACTTACCACGTAGGTATTTTTCCTCGTCAAACAGTGGGAATGGACCCTTCTCAGCAGCAAGACTCGCAGAGGCCATGTAGCAACGGTTAGCAATCAGCTTTAGTACCTCTCGTGTAAACTCTTTAGCCTCCCCACTACCATACCGGATACCCAAAGCACCAAGAACATTCCCTAGGCCAGTGACCCCAAGGCCCATACGCCGCTTGTTCTTAGCCTCTTGTTCCTGCTCCTTAAGAGGGTAGGTTGTCTCGTCAATGACATTATCCATAGCGCGGACTACGTGAGGAATGTCATACTCAAGTTGGCTCCAGTCAAATTCAAACTTTGTCTCAAGGCCGCTGATAGACTTAGGTACATACTTAACATACTTAGTCAGATTAAAACTGCCCAACAGACAAGCACCATACTCAGGAAGCGGCTGTTCCCCGCACGGGTTTGTAGCTGAGATGTCCTCACAATACCACAGGTTATTCATTTGGTTCACACGGTCAATGAAAATAACCCCCGGCTCTGCCCAATCCCAAGTATAACGCAGGATGGTCTCCCAAAGGTGACGCGCCCGAACAGTATCAAACACACGGCCTTCAAACACAAGATCAAAGTCACTGTCAGCCTTCACAGCCTCCATGAAAGCATCGGTCACCAGAACAGAGATATTGAACTGGGTGAGTTTGTCGTTATTAGCTTTCGCAGAAATGAATTCCATGATGTCAGGGTGATCCACTCGAAGGCAACCCATCTGTGCTCCACGACGATGCCCTGCACTAGCGATAGTCTTACAAGTAGCATCCATAATCCCCATGAAGGATACAGGACCACTTGCTTGAGAACCAATAGACTTGATACGTGCTCCACGAGGGCGGATACCACTGAAGTCATACCCAACGCCGCCACCAAGTTGCATAGTGATAGCGGCCTCTTTAGCTACGTCCATGATGCCTTCCATAGAGTCGGGGACATTCTTCATAACGAAGCAGTTAAAAGCAGTGACCCGACGATAAGAACCTGCTGCTGCTTGTACACGCCCACCGGGGAGGAACCGCTGCTCTCTAAGGATATCACGGAAGTGATTGAAGTGGTCTTGGTTGTCGCTCAGGGCTTGAGCTACACGAGCTACTTTTTGCCCGTACTCTTCGCCTTCTTGGCGGTATTTCTGTTCATCTGCCCAAATTGCTACGGGGATAGTCGGTCCGGTCATATAGTTTCCTTTGTTCTTGTAGGTTACTGGCACTCTTCGCCAATGTCTTTAAACTTGCTCAGGTCTACTACTGCTAGTGTTCCGTCGCAGTACATGAAGTTTTCAGGGCCATCCGTCTGTACAGCATACCCCCTAACGGGAAGGTCAGGGTCCACGCTGGTGAGAGCTACGGCAGTGAGTAAAGCACTAATCACACCAAATCCTCCAAATTCACTTTAGGATAATCCTTACGCTTCATGATCTTTCCATCTTCACGACGCTTAACACTTCCATCTGGTTGCACAGACCGTCCCACATTGTTCTCATGCACCCTACGGACAGCTTCATCAAGGTCATAGCCCATAGCAAGTGCATACCCGTATAGGACGTAAACTAGGTCAGCAAGTTCCTTTAGGTCTCCCTCACCCTTACGCATACCCTCCTTGGCCCACTCATCAAGTTCCTCGCCAATCAGCTTCACATACAAGCTTGGGGTAGGTGTCTGCCCTGTAACCTTGCAGAACTCAGCAACCATATCCAAGGGTGTCTTCTGGTAAGCAAAAGCGTCCTCTTCACTGTTGTAGTATTCTTCTGATTTGTTCCACTCGTCAATTTGATCTTGTGTAAGACTCATTTGCTCAATTCCTCTAGTTTTGACAGGTCGTCGTGAATACTTTTTAGTGCGCCTAAAGAGTGAGGAGTCTCCCCCCAATAAGCAAACTTCACCAAATCCCGGATTGCATTCTCTAGAATCGATCTTTTTGACTGATAACTCCAGTTCACGGGACCATGTTGTAAATTTTGTGTACTCACTCGTAGACTCCCTCTTTAAACTCTTCTTCCCTCACAATAGAGAGTACACCATAGTCACTCTTCGAACTCTCAAAATCTATTTCGTAGTCGGGCAAGAGTTCCGCGAGTATGTTACACAACTCAGTAAGGGATTCCATAGCTTCCCCATTGGAGAAGTGGAAATACTGGAGGCGATATTCAGTTCGTTTACTCACTTATAGACTCCCTTCTTATGACATTCCACTATGTCCCGAGCATCCTCATAGGTATAAACTACCTTATCCCCGTTGATAGGGACACCGCAATAGGTTACGAGGTAGTTCGTAGGTTCTGCTTCACCCGTCCCAAGGTCAATCCTCGGGAACACCCTACTTGACAGGTCAGAGATGCGGTAGGGAGATATCACAAAATCTAGGTCTGGTTGCCCCTTCACTTGTAGACACCCCACAGTTCGGTAAAGACCCCTGACATATACATCAAGCCCGCCACAACCGCGACTGCTGATACCGCGCTCAAGAGTTCAATTTTGGTTTTAGCTACCCACAGCGAGTAGGCCCAACTCACTCCAAAAACACTTAGTAGGGTAATCAGCCACCAGTTAATCATCTCTAGCTCCTTCCATAGTTATTCCATAACGCGGCCTATCGGCCTATGAAAACTGTCTTCGTGTCCTCATCTGCATGATACTTCCAGAAGTACCAACAGAAATTGTCAGTGCTTGTGTGTTTGCTGTCCTTGAACCACTTAAGCCTTCCTACTGACACCACCTTACTGCACTTAGCCATATAAGGACTGAAGTACCTATTGTGCATATAGTCTGCCGGAAGCAAAAGCCAAGTGGGTTTCAACGTAATAAAGTGGTCGATCATAGGCAGCAACACATCACGAGAAAACGGTGGGTTAGTAACGATCAAGTCACAGTTCTGTAGTTCATGCTTAGACAAACACATAGCGTCCCAAACCTTACCACACCCACGATACTCTACATCCGATTCCCATCGACACACAGCTACATCAGCAAGGAGGTCTACGAGGTCTCCTGTGCCACAGCAAGGTTCTGCATAAGACCTCCCACGGATAAACTCGATGAACTTAGGTGGGATAGCGTTAGGGTCGGTTGTGCCATAGAAGTCTCGTGGTACCTTTTCAAAGTCACTTCTTTTACCCACACCATAACTCCTCTGCTCTAACCCTGATCCAATCAAAGTCCTTACCTTGCTTTACCCAAGACCATACAACCTTGTAACGCCAACCAAAGAATTCACAAGCATCCTTTAAGCATGTTTCCTCTCCTGTCCAATCAACCATGATATTATTCCGGCGATTCCTGTTCTGCTCTTTTCTAGTGGCCCACTGAACATTATCCTTCCAATAACCCTTGTCGTTGTCAATTCTGTCAAGGGAGTGGTCTTTACTCGGCCTGCTTCCCACGTCAGCAAAAAACTCTTCAAACTCGTTCCAACGAGGGTCCATATCCAAGCCACGGCCCCCATAGAACTCATAGATATTACAGTTTGGGTTTTGTATTCTCTTCTTTATGCCCGACCATATCTGGTATTCTGTGGTTGCTTTCCCTTGGTTTGCATACCTGTGTCCATGTTTAAAAGAAGGGTGTTTTTCCTTTGGTATCTTGTTGTAGTCGCTACGCTTCCCCATATTCCCTCTCTAGTCTTTTCATAGACACCCACTCAAGGTCATAGTTGCCATTCTCAAGCTCACGCTTCACTACCAGACCCTTCCGCCACTCTGCATTAGCTTGTCCTGCCCAACCTTCTTCCGCTCCTTTGAAGCAACCCACCACAAGACCATTAAGCGGCGAAGGGCGAGCATCAGCCTTATGNTAATAATTGA